GGTATTGATGCGCGAAGCACGCACGCCAACGAAAGAAATCGCAATCGCATTGGGTCGAACACCCTCGGCTGTGATGAACCGTATAAGTGCAAAGGGTATACCCTATGGTAAGTTATACACAAAGGAACAACTAGAAGGTTTCTCACAAACTAAGGCGCGTGACCTAGAAGAACTTACGTTCCGTGAAGTTGTGGATACAGCGTTTGCCAAGCACGAGATCGAGTTTGGTGCGCCTGATAGAAAGTCCGAAGACCTTGAAAGGTCTAAGCCAAAGGCTGACACATATGGTTTCGGGCGGTTGCCCGAAATGCTTAATCAAATGGAAAGAGACATCAAGCGTAAACCACAATGGTTCAAAGCTATGATGTGGTGGAGGAAGTAACATGTTATCAATAGGTAAAACACTTACACCCGAACAGCGGTTATCGAAAGCCGTTGTTGACATCATGGGTAAAGCCCATGCGTTGTCTGGTGTTATTATGATCGGTGATCGTAGTATCGAATACAATGAAGATAAAGTACCAACAGCTTGCACTAATGGACGTGACGAGTGGTATGGTGCTAAGTTTATTGAACCGCTAAACGATGCGCAACTAAGGTTTCTTGTGCTACATGAAGTGTATCACAAACTGTATCGACATCTGACAACGTGGCAACACCTGTACAGAATACACCCACAGTTGGCTAACATCGCGTGTGATTATGTAATCAACGTGAAGATCATGGACGAGTTCAGCGAGAATGGTTGGGTCGAGATGATCGAAGGTGGTTGCTACGATGTGAAATATCGTGGGTGGGATGCCGCCAAGGTATTCTGGGAACTACACAAGCAGTTACAAAAACCACCCCGGGGTGGCGGTGGTTCGGGTTCACCTGATAACGAAGCACAAGATGGTGATGGAACTACCCCTGAGCATTCAACTGGTTTAGAAAACACAGGAGTAGGTGATCTACCCCAAGGGTTCGATGCGCATGATTGGGACGGTGCGGAAGAAATGACCGCAGACGAACAGCGTGAACTTGCTCGAGAGATCGACGAAGCAGTACGCCAAGGTGCATTGGTTGCAGGTAAGATGGGTAGCGGTGGTAGCCGTGACCTAGAAGAATTGCTACAACCCAAAGTGGATTGGCGCGAAGTGTTGCGTGAGTTTGTGCAAGATACATGTGCAGGGTCTGACTATTCAACATGGAAGAAACCAAACAGACGCTATCTAAGCTCTGGCATATACATGCCTACTGGTATCAGTGAACAAGTAACATGTTTAGCAGAACACAATGACATGTCTGGTTCAATCGGTGCGCGTGAGCAACAGATAATGATTAGTGAATTGGTCGGTATCTGTGAAACGGTCAAGCCAGAAGAACTACACGTAAGTTACTGGGACACCGAAGTGACTGGGTATGAGAGGTATGACAACCACGAACTACATACAGTGGCAGAACGTACCACACCTGTAGGTGGCGGCGGTACATGTGTTGAATGTGTGCCTGAGTACATGAAGAAAAACAATATCAATCCACAAGCGTCTATCGTGTTTACAGATGGTGATTTGTATGGCGGTTGGGGCGAGTGGGATCACCCTGTGTTGTGGGTGATTGTCGATAATGAAGGCGCACAGCCTACACATGGTAAAGCGTTACACGTATCCTCGGGAGATTTGTGATGAGCAAGATTGGTAACTATGTAGTAGGACTACAGGAGCAAGAGGTGGACGAGCTAGAGCAGATGTTAGATGATGTATTCTACAAAACATTTGGTCGTCGTCCCCTCAAGGGTGAAGAACTCAAAAAGCTACAGCGTCGTACCTACATGCCCGAGCTAGATGATGATGGTAAGTTTCGGAGGGAAGAATGACCTTCTGGCACATGCTCATAATATCTTACGCAGTCATACCTGACAGCGGTGTGTTTATCACAAAGGAATACGTGTACAAAGATTACCACACATGTATCCAAGCAAGTGATGAAATGTACCCTGCAATATACGCCACGTACAAAGACAGCATGGCAAGTTGCGTAAAGACGAGTCTTATATCTGGTGGTTTGAAGCCACGGTTAAGACCTAAAAACTTAGGGGGCAATCGCGCAAGATAAGTATCGAAACAACAGACTGCCCGTGTGCGGTTTAAACAGATACTCATCTTGCTTGCCCCTTATAAACAACCTGACAAATACGTCAATAAACTTTCGGGCATCTGCCCGAACAACAAATGGAGAATAACTATGACTATGGTATACACAAATTTTAAATCTTTCGCGGAAGTGGAGGCACACTACGACAGTATCAAACCACTGGTATCAAAGTGTCACCCACGCGAACAAGACATTCGACCCATCGGAGATCGCAAACGAAAACACGAACGTATTAAAAAGATCAATCGTAATTGCTACGTGATGATGGACGGGTACTACAGCGGTGATGATGTGTTTCGTTGGTGGTTTCTTAATAAAGACACCGCGATAAACATAACCGAGAAAGAGCTTATTAGGTTAGCTCCTATCGTGTGGCGTAGACACAAGGACGGTACAGAAACTGTCAAGTTTCGTAATGGTACAGGCCAAGGTCTACACAATGGTAGGTACTCGTTCATAAGACGTAATACACCTAGTGGTATGTACTTTAATATATCCAATGGTAAACAGTTTGTTAATGGAGTGTATCTCGCAAAAGGTAGCTCAATCACCAAAGATGATTACACCAGAAAACCTGACGATAGTGGTTATGGAAGTTGGTGGCAATCTTACGTGAAGGAATGTACATACCGTGATGATGGGTGTGCTGTTACGTTTAAACTGGTAAAAGTAGATGGTCGAATTGCGCCAGATTGGGAAGTAGTAACTGGCGGTAAGCCGTTACCCAAACCACCTAGACAAGTAGTGGACAAGAAAGCAAAGGCTTCTTTGAAAGATCACATAGTTAAGTTCCGTGAATGGGGTATGACTATGTATCCGATGTTACCAAAAGATACGTACGAGTACGAACAACGTATGCGTAACGAGACCAAAGAATACGTAGCGGATAGAATGGGTAACCCTCATTACTATGCTTGGAGTTTACTAAGTATCTTTCTTGATCACCCTACAATCACACGCGAGATTGTAAAAGATGAACAACACCCACTACGTCTGCACTTAGCGTATGGTATATTATCAGATTACATGGAGCATACCCTACGTATGGGTGAAGAACAGGGCTTAGACGACAAAGAGATACAGGCAAGAATAATGTCTGCATTCAACCATAAAATCAATCGCACATGCGGTTTCTTATCAACAGTGAAAGGTTAAAACAATGGGTTATAAACATAAGACAGTAGCGGAAGCTACAGTGGAGAGTGAAGAGTACGTCGAACGTTCGCGTAGGTATAATCAGCCTACTCAGGGAAAACCAGAACTTGTAGAATTTCGAACGGCTATCGAGAACAACCACATCAAGACTATGCACCGTACTGCAAACACAGCATACGTATACATTGAAGGTGAACAGATGGTGCTTGGTTGGATTGGCTATGGAGACTTTCAGTCTACAATAAGTGGTGCTGATAAGTATGTAGTATATGCAAGAAACATACGTAACATGCGACACGTCGAAGGGACAGATGAATACTTCATGCGTTCAGCACTACGTTTAGATAAAGCTATCAAGAACTGTAAGGCCAACTTGATACGGTATACCTCGGAGGAAACGGGTTGTGCATTGGCAAGGCAACCCAAACGAGATTTTGCAAGGTTATCCCGTGAAGCTGATGAAGCGTACATGGAGGTGCGACGAAACATTGGGTTGGTAGATAGGACAAATACCGAACTGGGTTTGGAGCTTATAACATTAGTAAAAAATGGTTACGTGTTCAGACAACCAGAGCTTCACGAGAACATAAGTAAGCTATCGCACTTGAAAGATCAGTACAACAAACACTCAAGAAACAACCCACGCCCTATGGACTTTGTGCGTATATACAAAAACCCACGCGAAGAGTTACGTGCTGACGTAGTAAAACTTGTTAACGTGAATGCGTATACCTCATGGTCTGATAACAAACCGGTAGCGGATAGGGTATCGGGTAAAGATATGTACCTCGCGGAAACACTACCCGAAAGTATCTTAGGTAAGATTGCAGTTATGGCTATGTGTGAAGACGGGCAGTTTGTTGAAGACGTTGGCTACAAGGTTGACGACACTATGTTCTACTTCTACCCAGAAGAACCTACTACGTGAGTGTGCTTGGCGATATAACGTATCACGTACAGATACATAAGCATACTAAACACGTCAATGTATCATCAATAGGTATCGACAGGGTTGACTCGGATGTTTTGCATCACTACAATTCTGTAGACGAGCTACCCGAATGGATACAAACTAAGCTGTCGATGCTTATGATGTTAGACCTACCACCTCCACTAAACGATGTGGATGGTGTGGGTAGTAGGCTAGGCCAGTACACTTACTGGATATATAAATAACCTTTCGGGCAACTGCCCGAAACTGGTATCAACGGAGAATTACTATGACCCCAGAAGCAAAAGTTAAAAAGACCGCTGTAAAACATCTGAAAGATATAGGTGCTTACTATTTCTTTCCTGCCACTGGTGGCTACGGCAAAAGCGGTGTACCCGACATCATAGCATGTTACCAAGGATTATTCTTTGGACTTGAATGCAAAGCAGGCAAGAATACGCCTACACCTCTGCAAGAGAAAAACTTGAAAGAGATCAACGAAGCAGGTGGGTTTGACTTAGTCGTACACGAAGAAAACGTACACCAACTGTCTCTGCAAATGGATAAATGGGTAACTATCTGTAACAATACCAACGTAATACCCCAAGCTGTGAGTGGGCGCGATTGACATAGTTCGCATAAACCTCAGCAGTATGGGCAGGACACTCCAATTTCTGTTTGTAATTCAGCAGAAACCTTTCAAGACCTGTGACCATACCGACTAGGCCACGTACGGCTAGTCCTATACTCTGCGTATGGGCATTAAATTAAAGGAGATCACATACATGACGCGTGAAGAAGCCGAAGACAACTATCGAATAAAGTGGGAGAAACAAATAAAAAAAGATATGGCAGATAACTCTGCACTACGTGCGAGACAAAGACCTATTAGACCCCTCGGTGCAAGCCAAGAAGGTGGGTCTAAAGGAGGCAAAGCAAATAAGAAAAGACCTTATGTCTCTATCCGTTAGTCACTGCCCTCACTGTGTTAGGAAGTTAGAAGTAATAGATTCACGTCCACACTTTGCTTATGGCTTTCCAACAGTAAGACGTAGGCGTGCGTGTACTAAATGTGATTTTAAAATAACAACCATAGAGTTACCGATAGAACTAGGTAACGAAATCTTTGAAGATGAATAGGAGAACAACATGAAAAAATCAAAAGCAGATAAAATCTGGGCTTATAAAATAGCAAACCCATCAGCTACAAACAGAGAGGTAGCTAACGCATCTGGTGCGCACGTTACGTATGTTGCATCGCTTATGCGTAAGACAGGTACGCCCAAAGAAATACTGGAAGCACCAAAGTCGCCTAAACGTGGTGACATCTTAGACACTGCTAAAGAATACGTGACTAAAGATCGTGCATCTGATCACGGGGATATGGAAGATAACTTTGAGATGATTGCAGATTTTTGGTCAACGTATTTAGATAGGCGTATAGTGGCATATGACGTGGGTGCTATGATGGCGTTATTAAAAGTAGCGCGTATTAGATCAAACCCTAAACACCCTGACAACTGGGTCGATGGTGCAGGGTACATGGCATGTGGTGGTGAGATTGCAGGTAAACGCTAAACATGGATTTAATCACACTGGATTTTGAAACCTATTACGATAAAGATTATTCTTTAAGTAAGATAACTACTGAAGCTTATGTCCGTGACCCTCGTTTTGAGACCGTGGGCGTAAGCGTAAGACTTAACAACGGAAAAACGGAGTGGGCTAGTGGTACGCATGAACAGATCAAGAAATACCTCAACACGTTCCCTTGGGATACGTCTATGTTACTTTGTCATAACACTATGTTCGATGGTGCTATTCTTGATTGGCGTTATAATATTCGCCCTCGCATGTATACCGATACTTTGTGTATTGCCCGTGCTTTACACGGGGTGGAAGCTCGTTCAAACCTCGCATCGCTTGCTGAAAGGTATAAGATCGGTAAGAAGGGGACAGAAGTTCTCGACGCACTCGGAAAGCAACGTGCAGATTTTACACCCGAAGAACTAAGTGCGTACGGGGATTACTGTATCAATGATGTAGAGTTAACCTATAAGCTGTTTAGTATAATGGCACGTAACTTTCCCAAATCTGAATTACGTTTGATTGACCTGACACTACGCATGTTTACACAACCAACGTTAGAGTTAGATGATGACCTACTAATATCACACCTTAGTGACGTTAAAGCACGTAAGGATAAGTTGTTAGTAGATGCAGGTATTGATGATAAAAAAGACCTGATGTCCAACCCCAAGTTCGCTGAACTACTTAAAGGGCTTGGCGTAGAACCTCCCATGAAAATAAGCGCAACCACAGGTAAAGAGACACATGCGTTTGCAAAGTCAGACGAAGGATTTAAAGCATTACTCGAACACGAAAACCCAAAGGTAAAGTCTTTAGTAGAAGCACGTCTGGGTAACAAGTCTAGTCTTGAAGAGACACGTACACAGAGGTTTATAGACATATCCCAGCGTGGGCTTCTACCCGTACCTGTAAAATATTATGCCGCGCACACCGGACGTTGGGGTGGTTCAGATAAGATCAATCTACAAAACCTACCTAGCCGTGGTGCGAATGGTAAGAAGTTAAAGAGTAGTATAGTAGCACCCGAAGGACACACGCTGATTGATTGCGATAGTTCTCAGATCGAAGCTCGCGTGCTTGCATGGTTGGCAGGGCAAACCGATTTAGTTGCACAGTTCGCGGCAGGTGAAGACGTGTACAAATATATGGCGTCTAGCATATACTCAGTTTCAGTTAAGAACGTTACCAAAGATCAAAGGTTTGTGGGTAAGACTACAATTCTGGGTGCAGGGTACGGCATGGGGGCTGTAAAGTTCCAAGCGCAGTTACAAGGGTTTGGTGTTTACATTGAGCTTGATGAAGCACGCCGTATCATAGAAATATATCGTGGCACTAATGGAGCTATAAGCCAGTTATGGCGTGACGCTAACAACATGGTGCAGTACATGGCACGCGGAGATAGCATACAGTTTGGCAAAGAAGGTGTCTTGCAAGTAGACGCACGCAAGAACGCTATCATTTTACCTAATGGTCTACCTATGTTTTATCATGGCTTGGCGGCTGAACGCGGAGAGCGCGGGTATGAGTATACATACCGAACAAGAAAAGGCCCGAACCGTATATACGGGGGTAAGGTTGTGGAGAACGTATGCCAAGCTATAGCTCGCTGTATCATAGGGCATCAAATGATACTCCTTGCCAAGAGGTACAAGGCTGTGTTAACTGTACATGACTCGATTATTACCTGTGTTCCTGACGAAGAGTTGGTTGAAGCACAAGCGTACATGGAAGAGTGTATGAGCCAAACGCCTGATTGGGCAAAAGGTTTACCTATAACCTGTGAGAGTGGCACAGGCAAATCATATGGAGAATGTGAGTGACAAAAGTAGCACCGTGGTCTTTCAGTAAGATTAAAGCATTTGAGCAATGCCCCAAGCAATTCTACCATGACAAGATACTCAAAGAGTTCCCGTTTAAAGAGACAGATGCTACCCTGTATGGAACAGCTTTTCACAAAGCCGCAGAAGATTTTATTGGTAAGGACACTCCTCTACCTAAGAAGTTTAGCTTTGCGGAAGAGGCACTGGTATCGCTGAAAAACCGCACAGGCGAAAAACTATGCGAAATAAAACTAGGTATAAACTCTGATTTAGAAGCATGTGATTTCTACGCCAAAGATGTTTGGTTTCGTGGTATCGCTGACTTAGTTATACTGGACGGTGATCTCGCATGGGTAGTAGATTACAAGACAGGCAAGTCTTCTAAGTATGCAGACAAAGGACAGCTAGAGTTAATGGCGTTGGGTTTGTTTGCTAAGTACCCCCAAATTAAGACTGTACGTGCAGGGTTATTTTTTGTTGTATGTAATGACTTGGTAAAAGACACATACATGGAGTATGATAGCCATAAGCTGTGGGGGAAATGGTTAAGTAAGTACGACCAGATGAAGGCCGCGGCTGAAAACGATGTGTGGAACGCACGGCCTAACGGCTTATGCAGACGACACTGCCCTGTAATTGAATGTGTTCACAATGGAGCAAATTAATGCCATATAAAAATCCCAAAGATCGTAAGAAACAAAAGAATGCACCTGTAGGTAGTAAGGCGTTTGAGGCACGTATGGAACGGCAACGCGCCAGACGTAAGGTAGATAAGAATGGTGTAGATAAAAACAAAAACGGTAAAGCCGACAAACGTGAAGGTAAAGATGTTAGTCACAAGAAAGCCTTGTCCAAGGGTGGGTCTAACAAAGATGGTATACGTATAGAAAGTTCAAGTAAGAACCGCGCACGTAACTATAAAAAGAAGAAAAAATAGTTCGGGCAACTGCCCGAAAGGAGAACTAAGTGCGAATTATAGAAGACAAGGCGTTGCTATTAAAGCTACGCAATCCAAACCGTGTCACTAAAACAGTCCCAAAGAGTAAAGCTGTACGCGATAACGAAGTGTTAGTTAATTGGGGTATCGACGAGATGCACGCACTGCACGCACTTAATATTGATGTGCCTTCCCCCATACATGGACAATATACTTGGACGGGTAAGTATGATCCGTTTGCCCACCAAAAGAAAACAGCCGCGTTCTTAACTATGAACCGGAAAGGTTTTTGCTTCAACGAACAGGGTACAGGTAAAACGGCTAGTGCTATCTGGGCTACGGATTATCTGATGAAACAGGGCAAGATAAAACGTGCTTTGGTTATATGCCCACTGTCTATTATGGATTCAGCATGGCGTGAAGATTTATTTACTTTTGCACCGCACCGCACTGTGGATATAGCGCATGGTGTATCAAAGAAACGTAAAGCCATCATAGGGCAAGGCGCGGACTTTGTTATAATAAACTATGATGGAGTAGAGATTGTATCGGAAGAGATAGCCAAAGGCGGTTTTGATTTAATTATTGTAGACGAAGCAACGCACTACAAGAACGCTCAGTCTAAACGTTGGAAAATATTAAACAAACTCGTTAATGAAGATACATGGCTGTGGATGATGACTGGTACACCTGCCGCACAATCTCCGTTAGATGCGTACGGATTGGCAAAACTTATTGACCCTACGACTGTACCGAGGTTCTTTGGTTCGTTTCGTGATATGGTCATGCGTAAGATAACTCAGTTTAGGTGGGTGGTTAAACCTGAAGCTACTGACCTTGTGTTTAACGTGTTACAACCTGCCATAAGATTTACAAAGGAAGAGTGTCTTGACCTTCCTGACATGACATATGTGAAGCGTAAGGTAGAGTTAACAAGACAACAACAGAAATACTACAACATGTTGAAGAAAAAACTCACAATGAAGATACAAGAAGATGAAGTATCTGCAGTTAACGCCGCTGTTGTTATGAACAAGTTATTACAAATATCAGCAGGGGCTGTATACACCGATGAAGGTGATACCTTAGAGTTTGATATAAAGCATAGGTATAAGGTGTTACGAGAAGTAATAGACGAAAGTAGCCAAAAAGTGCTTGTTTTCGTACCTTTCAAACATACCATTGACATACTAACAGATAAGTTACGTAGTGACGGGATTACTACTGACGTTATTCGTGGCGATGTACCTGTAGCTAAACGCACAGACATATTTAAACGGTTTCAAACAACGAGCGACCCAAGAGTTTTAGTTATACAACCGCAGTCTGCGGCACATGGTGTTACGTTAACAGCAGCTAACACAGTAGTCTGGTGGGGGCCAACGCCTTCGTTAGAAACTTATGCTCAAGCAAACGCACGGGTTCATAGGTCTGGACAGAAGCATCCCTGTACTGTTGTACAGTTGCAAGGTTCTGCCGCGGAAAAGCGTGTTTACGCACTTCTTGACAATAGAATTGATGTACACACAAAAATGATAGATTTATACAAAGAACTACTTGACTAGCGTATTACTAGGTACTAAAGTGTAATTCTCGTTAGAGCAGGAGAACATAAAATGAGTGATAACACCGAAGTCCCTGCAGACAAACTTACTAAGGCTTATATAAAGATAAGAGCAGAAAGAGCCTTACTGTCTGCAGATTACAAAGAAAAAGATGGAAAGTTGGTACGCCAACTAGACACTTTGAAGAAAGCGTTACTAGATTATTGCGATGCACATAATGTAGAAAGCGTAAGAACCTCTGAAGGTTTGTTTTTTAGGTCTACTAAAACAAAATATTGGACTGGAGATTGGGAATCCATGTACTCGTTCATAAAAGAACATGACATGCCCGAATTTTTGGATCGTCGTTTGAACCAGACTAATGTAAAACAGTTCTTGGAGGAAAATCCTGACGTGATGCCGAAAGGTCTTAACGTCGATACAGAACATGTAATATCAGTTAGGAAAAAATGATGAATGAAGAACCATTTGTGCAGATAGAGGAGTTGTCAAAGCATTTTGCAGTGTCAATTTCTACAATCCGAGCGTGGGTTAGGCAGGGGCATATCCCTAAATCCACGTATATAAAGATCGGTAATACTTACCGGTTTAACAAAACCTCAGTTACAGAAGAACTAACTAAAGCAATACAAGATGTACACGAGGAACCAACCGAAACTCAGCTTGATTTTGATTTCAACGCTGACGACGACGTATAACAAGCCAGAAGGAGAACAACATGGCAGAAACTTACATTATTGAAAACGTAGAAGCATTATGGCCTAAGATCGACAAGACGTATACGTTCGATCAAAGCGTAAAACGTAGTGTGCCTTGTAGTCCAAGAGACCAGAATGCAGAGTTTTCTATTGCATTTCGTATGGATAGCGCGACAGCTAAAGCGTTATTTATGCAGATGAAGGCCGCGTATGATGCTAACAAAGAGCCTAAATGGGCAGACAAGTTAGTTAACCCGTTTGTTAAAGATGACAACGGTACATACACTCACAAAGCAAACCTAAAAGGTGCTTATAAAGGTGAAGTCACTAACAAACCACTCCAAGTGGATTCACAAGGCACACCATTGCCAGAAGATTTTCAATTAACAACAGGTAGTACAGTAAGTGTAGCTGTGCAGTTGATACCTTATGACTTTGGTGGTAAACAAAGTGTGTCGCTACGACTAAAAGCTGTACAGGTTATTAAGTATGTTCCTATGGAAGTACGTAATCCGTTTGGTGCTGTAGATGGTGGCTTTGTTATGGAAGACGCTAATCCTTTTGCATCAACACCTAAAGCTGTGAAGAGCAATAACGTGTTAGATGAAGCTCCCGCAGATGACGGGTTTGACGAAGAGCCAGTAAAAAGAACCGCTAAAAAAGCGGCGGCTGTGCCACCTTCTGACGACGGAGACTTAGGTTCGATCATAGATAATTGGGACGACTAAACTATCCCTGCCACGGCTATTTGTTTAGCCGTGGTTAACTTTATTATGACGAGTGGTGACAATGAAAACAAAAAACTTTTTAGAATTATTATTAGCAGACGAAGGCCATTACTGCGTTTTTGCAACTAAAGGCGGTGCGCCTAAACAAAGTTTCTACAACAATGTAAGTGATGTTTTAGATGCCGCATATGATTACGATGCCAACGGACACGACGTGTATTTTGCATTGGCTACGTTAGAGACAGCAGGGTCTCGCAAAGCAGATAACGTGCGTGGCATGAAATCTTTTTTCCTAGACCTAGATTGTGGTGAAGGTAAAGAGTTCCCCGACCAAGAAACTGCTATTGTAGAGCTACGTGCTTTCTGTAAACGACATAAACTACCTAACCCTACACTTGTTAACTCGGGGCGTGGTGTACACGTCTACTGGATTTTGTCTGAGTTGGTATGTAAGGACGATTGGCTACCGGTAGCTGAACGCCTCAAACAACTATGCAAAGAAGACGGGTTTGAAGCTGATCCATCTGTTACGTCAGACGTAGCACGAGTTTTGCGGATACCATCTACGCATAATCATAAAGGTACTCCACCTATACCCGTAACGTTTTATGGTGTTGAAGAACCTAGGACTATTTCTTTTGATGTTTTTTCTGATTTATTAGGCGGCGACCTGATACC